AAGGGTTCTAAGTTGTACACACAGATTGTCAATGACCTTCTACTAGAGCTAGAAGAGGCGCAGACCCTCTTTGGAGCCAACTTCAACATCAACGCCCACTACGGCTACGAGAACCAGCGTGGAGGCCCAGAGGACGAGATTCGCGGGCGCATCATGTCTAAGATTGGCGCGCTTAAGATGCTATGCTCACACCCAGAGCTACTACAAACGAGCGCTAAGAAGTTCCTACAGTTAAACGGAGAGGGGTCAGCGTATGCTGCAAATCTGGTTGATGGTGGGCTGCTCGATGGCGTCAGTGATTCTCCTAAGCTTGATTATCTGGTTCAGTACGTCAAAGACTTCCTAGAACAGAACGAAGCCAACAAGGTAGTTATCTTTGCCACCTATGTGGATATGCTAGATATGATTGCTAAAGAGCTGGGCCCAGATATGTGTAAGATATATTCAGGCAGGCTAGACGCTAAGACTAAAGAGGAGAACAAGATTGCTTTCAACACTCTTCCCGATATTCGTGTTCTTATCAGTTCCGACGCTGGTGGCTATGGTGTGGACCTCCCCGCGGCGAACCTCCTCATCAATTATGACCTACCGTGGTCATCAGGCTCAGCCGTCCAAAGAAACGGTCGCATTAAGCGAGCGAGTTCTACATGGGGAACAATCGTAATCCAGGACATCATCATGGCTGGTTCTATTGAAGAGCGCCAGTATGAGGCACTTCAGCAGAAGAATGCTATAGCCAACGCTGTATTAGATGGAGAAGGTATAGATGCTGATGGCGGAGTTCCACTAACTGTAGGTAGTTTAAAGCAGTTCCTAGAGGCATCTATCGTATAATTGTAGGATGCCTAACGCACCTAAGACTCCGACTAGGACTATCCGTGTCCCTGATGACCTATGGCTTGCTGTCCAAAAGAAGGCTAAGAAGCAGGGCGTAACGGTTACCAGCATCATTATTAAAGCCCTAGAGACATACACCGCAGAGGTTGACAGCTAACCTTTTATAGCACTAAGTTGCTCCTCATGGACAATTTAGTAAATGATGTACGACAGTACCTGGCACTTAAAGACCAGATGGACATGCTATCCAAGCGACAAGCAGAGATTAAGACTCGCCTTATTGAGTCTGTTGACCAAGAAGAACCTAATGACAGCGGTCACCGCATTCTTACAGTAGACGCAGAAGACGCTGGTTCTGTAACCCTTACTCGTCAACGCAGAGTATCTAAGACCCTTGACATGAACGTCGCAGAAGAAATCCTTACTAAGAAGGGCATCAAGGACCAGTGTATTAAGATGGTTCCGATGATTGACGAGAGTGCCATCATGGCTGCGTTCTACGAAAACTATTTGACTGAGGAGGATATTGATACTATGTTCCCAGCAAAGGTTTCCTATGCTTTCTTGGTAGACAATAAGTGAACTGGTTATTCTTTGCAGGGTGCATGTTCTTTCTTTATCTGATGAGGAATAGATGAGCGACGACATTGACAAGATGTTTGAGGACCTTGACGTTTACTATCCAGGTAGTAAGCGCAAGCGCAAAGAGAAAGTAGTCAAGGCTCCTGAAGTAGAGCCCGATGCTGCTTGGGATATTAAACCTATCAAGAAGACTTTGCCTAACGGTAAAGAGGTAGAGATGTTTACCATCGGCGCTCTAGCAGCAGCCTTAGGTAGACCAGTCATAACTATCCGCACATGGATAAAGGAAGGCCACCTACCAGCCTCCCCATATAGACTTCCCGCTAAAAAGAACAAAAACGGGGAAGACCACCAAGGTCTTAGGCTTTACTCTAGGGCAATGGTGGAAAAGGTAATCGAGTTGTTTCACTCGGCTGGACTTCTACATATAAAGCGTGTAGAATGGTCTGTACACCGACAACTCAGCAATGAGATTGCCGAGGCTTGGACGCAAATCCGAGCAGACGAAACTAAAACAAACTAACATAAAAGGAAACCAAACAAATGGCAGTAAACAGAACAGACGAGTTCTCAATTGAAAATGATGAGTTCTCAGCAACGGCTCTAGATAGTCGTCCAGCGCAAAGCACATCCACAGCAGTTCTTTCAGGTTGGGAAGCCGCATCACTAGGCTCCGCTCCCGCTGGTGGATACCCACAGGAATTCAAGTTCACAGATGGTGAATTCCAAGTCATCAAGTTCCTAGACCCTAACGGTCCTTTTGCAATCTACAAGCAGCACTTCCTTTCTCAGATTACAACTGGCAAGCGCTCATTTGTATCACTTGGGGCTAACGACCCATTGTGCACAAAGCTTGGCAGCAAGCCTGAAGACAAGAAGGCGTTCACCATTGCTAATCTCAGTGCAGCAGGTGGCCCACAGCGTCAGATGTTGATTGCATCTCCACGTCTTTACAAGTCCCTACATGCTGCTCACTTCTCACCAGCAGGTCCATTGACCAAGAACTATTGGGCAATTAGCCGTACAGGTAAGATGCAGAGCACTGTCTACCACCTAAACCCTGTTAAGCCACGTGACCTCCAAGAGGACTGGGGCATTACAGATGTCGACGCTATCGAAGCAGAAATTGCTAAGATGGTTCCGTTTGAACGCTCTATCATCAAAGAGCCAACATGGGAAGAGCTCGAAGCAGTCGCTGCTTCACTTCTCTAAAAACTAGGTCGCTGAAGGGTCAGGTCACTTCCCCTGGCCTGACCTTTCGGCATTACGTGGGGATAACATTTGAACATTATTACAACTAAAGAAGAATTAGACGAGATGGTTGCGTACTATCTCAAGCAAGATGCCTTCGCCTTTGACGTTGAAACCGTTGGCGATAACAGAGGAGTTCCCTCTGTCAATGAAGTTTTATGGATTAGCTTTGCCACTCATGGGAGAGGGGACGTGATTCCGCTGGGGCACCCTAACGGGGAGCTCCGTGCGGAAACGTTTCCGTTGACAGGTCAAGGCTTAAAGAGAGCAGAGGCTGGTTTGCCTGAGCGCGAACTAGACCGCTCACGTAGCAAGAAGTTAGCAGTCAAGACATTTGATAACCCACCTACTCAGTTGTTTCCAGCAGAGGTGTTCAAGGCGCTACAGCCATTGCTATTTAACGAGAACATCCTAACTATTGGTCACAACCTAGTCTTTGACCTTAGCTCTGTTGCCAAGTACTACGTCGGAGAGATTCCATCTGCGCCTTACTTTGACACCCTCATGGCTTCCTTCTTGTATGACAACAAAAACAAGGGGCGCCTAGGTCTTGATGACTGCCTCACTCGAGAACTTGGTTATAGCATGGAGAAGGGCATAGGCCACAAGGTCGAAGAGTATTCATTTATGGAAGTGGCAAAGTACTCCTACCTCGACGCTAAGTACACGTTCCTTCTATGGAAGACCCTTGTACCTAAACTAGAGGCGTCAGATGTAACAACCGTTATGGATTTAGAGATGCAGGTCCTCCGCGTTCTTTGCGACATGAAGTTGACAGGCGCCCATATTGATATGGAGCAACTGTCTGTATTGCACGAGCGTTTATCCGCTCAGATTGAGGAATGCCGTTCTAACATCTACCGCATCGCGGGTCAGGTATTTAATATCAACTCCAACGCGGAGAAGCAGTACATCCTTTACGGCCCTAAGTCAGAGGGATGCAGAGGGTTACAGCCAAAGATTCTTACTGGCAAGGGTAGCAAGAAGCCACAAGACCAGTTGGACTACAAGGACTACTCCGTGTCAGCCGAAGCGTTAGAGGCACATAAAGACTCAGATGAACTTATCGATGCCCTTCTTACCTACGCTGAACTTAACAAACTCCTCACTACTTACGTTACCCCTTACCTAGGCGGAGAAGTCGTAAAGACCGTAAACGGTAAGTCAAAGGTAGAGGACAGAGAGAGCATGCTCATAGACGGCAAAATCTATGGGGACTTCGTACAGTGGGGTGCGGAGACTGGTCGTTTCTCCAGCCGTAACCCTAACCTGCAGAACATCCCTAACCCAAAGGCTAGCGAGAACGGAAAAGATATCCGTAACTTGTTCTATGCTCCAGAGGGTTACAAGCTTGTTGTTGCCGACTACTCACAGATTGAACCCCGTGTGCTGGCTGCTATGTCACAGGACCCTATCCTTCTTGGTACATATACAACTCCAGGCGAGAAGGGTGATGTGTACAAGGCTATCGGTGACACTATGAACGTCAGCCGCGATACTGGAAAGGTTCTAGTGCTTGCCATGATGTACGGCGTGGGGCCTGACAAGATTGCGCGTTCTATCGGATGTAGTGTCACAGACGCTAAAAAGCTTCTTACCTCGTTCTCAGACAAGTTCCCGACAGTTAATACCTATAAGTCAAAGGTAGTAGGTTTAGCGCGAAAGAAGGGGTACATCACCACCATCCTCAAGCGCAGACGCTACCTTCCTGACATTACATCTAAGGTTGTTGGGTTCAGGGCTGGCGCTGAGCGTCAGGCTTTCAACACGCGCATCCAAGGTTCCGCAGCTGACATTATCAAGTTGGCTATGATTAGAGCCCACGACATGATACCTAAAGAGGCCAAGTTAATTCTAACGGTTCACGATGAACTAGTTACCATTACCCCAGACCATCTTGTGGAAACCACTAGAGAAGCAATCCGTTCTGCGATGGAAGATATCAAACTACTTCCTATCCCTCTTATCGCAGACATAACCGTTGTACAGAAATGGGGCGAGGCCAAGTGAGTTGGTTTAAGCGTCTATTCAATAGGGAACCTGAGATGGAGATTGTATCCAGCGAGATTCCCCTGAGCACTATCCTCCGTTGGTATCTATACGATACTGGCCTGGCTGACCCTAATGAACTTGCAGAGTACCTTGGGTTAAACAATGTGTCCGATGAGGGCAACGATAAGGAGATAGAGGACAGCAAAGTACGGTTAGCCCGTATCAGTCCGATACTTCCTTATATCGATACCCTGTCTACCATCAGCGCGGAAACGTTTGCTTCCCTTCACTCACTGAACTCCGATGATGACGACAAGGATGAAGAGTTTGAGATGCGTCAAAAGATTATCTTTAAGGCTATTGCCATGTCCACACTGATAGGCGCCATGTCTATTGGAGTAGATATCGGCATGATTGAACATGGTGTAGTATCAGCCGACACGTTAGAAATGGATATAGACTATGAGTAATGCAGACTGGTTTGCTAGAAAGTTAAACGTACCTCAGCAGCCTCAGCAACAGACTCCACCTTCTTATGTACCACAGGCTCCTCAACAGCCCTATATACCTCAGCAACCTAGTTACCCAGTAGCAACCCCAGCGGTTCCTATGGGCGAGCGTTGCCCAGGGTGCGGTAGCGGTAACTACGGCGGTGCTACCCCAGAGTCACGTAAGCGTTGTTATGACTGTGGGTATCCAATCACCCAAAGTGGGTCAGGTATGGGTACAGGTATTATGGGTGGCGGTCAGGCCTCAGGTCCAGCCATTCCAGCTACACAAGTACAAGCAGGCGGATGGAACCCAACTACTATCATTGGAAAGATTTAATGGCAATCTCAGGAGAACTAGCAAAGATATTTGCATCTATCAACAAGACCATGGGCGCGGATACAATCGTATTAGGCTCAGATATTAGAGAGGACATCCTAGACAGAATCACAACTGGCTCAGTTGCTGTGGATGTTGCCCTAGGCGGAGGTTGGCCTATCAACCAGTGGCACGAGATTATTGGAGAAGCAAGCAACGGTAAGACTGCCCTTGCCCTAAAGACTATTGCAGCCAACCAACTGCGTGACCCAGAGTTCACAACTGTGTGGGTCGCTGCCGAGCAGTGGGTTCCTAAGTACGCAGAGATGTGCGGGGTTGACACCTCAAGAGTTTACGTAGTATCAACTAATATCATGGAGGAAGCATATGAAGCTGTTATTAAGATTACGGAAAGCAAGTCCGTTGATTGCATTGTTGTTGATAGTCTTCCTGCCCTCGTTCCTTCATCGGAAGATGATAAAGAAATGGGAGAGTCAACCGTAGGTCGTTCTGCCCTTATTACTAATAAGTTCTTCCGCAAGGTAGGTCTAGCTTCTAAGCGTTCTTTGACAGAGCATGAGCGTCCGTTTATCGGCATCATCATCAACCAGTGGCGGTCAAAGATTGGCGTTATGTACGGCGACCCACGCACCACCCCAGGTGGTCTAGGCAAGGACTATGCCTTCTTTACCCGCATGGAAGTGCGCCGTGATGAATGGATTGAGGCTGGCTCTGGACAAGAGAAGCGCCGTGTAGGTCAGTCTATTAAGGTCCGTATCTTGAAGAATAAGTCTGCCCCACCATCAACCACAGCCGTAGTTGACTTCTACTTTGCCAACGGCGGGGATATTGAGGCAGGTCAGTTTGACTTCGCCAAAGAGATTCTAGCTATCGGTATTGTCAATAAGGTCATCACACGCGCTGGTGCCTACTATCGGTATGCCGAACGTCAATGGCAGGGAGCAGATGCTATGCTTAGCTCCATACGGGAAGAGATTGACTTGAAAGAGGCCCTTGAGCGGGACGTGTTAGACTCAATTAAAGCTGGGTCTAAGTTTGCGTATGAAGAGTAAGGGTCAAAAAGAGTCACAGAAGCACGAGGCTCGACTTGCTAAGGCTATCGGTGGACAGCGCAGTGCTGCCAGCGGAGCCTTCTGGAGTCGGAAAGGTGATGTCCGTTCACAGGACTTGCTCATAGAGCACAAGTGGACTGGCAAATCCTCCTTTACCGTCAAAGCGACAGTACTGGAAAAGATTGTCAAGGAAGCAATCCTTGATAGTCGGACACCCGTCCTCGGCTTCAGTCTCAACAACGAGAACTACGTTATGTTAACTGAAGATGACTTTCTAGAGCTGCGCCAAACTCTTCAGGAGCATACGTGCACGAATCAGACATCGGACATAACGAAGGCTGGCGACACAGAGCCAAGTGCCGAGGAATGGATACAGAACTCTGGTATCCACCAAGAGACAAAGCCAAATACCAAGCAATAGCTGAGGTATCCAAAGCCGTTTGCTACGGCAAAGATGGGCTACC